TTTTTAAGCGATCCAAATAATGAATAGACTCCAAGGCCTTCTCGTAAAGCACGAAGGATTTAGAAATAAACCTTATGAGGATACAAGCGGTTTTGTATCTATAGGCGTTGGACGAAATCTAGATGATCTGGGATTGTCAGACGAAGAAGTAATGTATCTACTAGATAACGACATCAAGCGCTGCGACAGAGAGCTGTTAAGCAACTTTGAGTGGTACGCTAATTTATGCAGATGCCGTCAGGATGCTATGTTGAGCTTGTGCTTTAATCTTGGCATAACACGCTTGTTGAAGTTTAAGAAAGCACTGGCGGCCATGGAAGCCCGCGATTACGACACTGCAGCTGACGAGTTTTTGGACAGCAAGTGGGCGACACAGGTTGGATCAGAGAGAGTGGAAGATATTGTCTCAATGATCCGTACCGGCGTATACGCTACTGTTTTTTAAGATCCATTTTTTCAAGCTCGCTTTCAATCAAGAATTCGCAGAACTGCTTTATTTTGCGCAGATCATTCACTCCTCCTCTAGACCGCCATCTAGAAATGTACTTCACTATACAGCCTTCACAGAAGTCAAGCTTGTTAGCAAGAATGTAGTCAATCGGCTGTATTGCCATTTTCTGGTAATGGTCGCCATCTACTTGGTATTCAGTTGTTTTCATAATTTCCTCAATGAATAAAGTCTACTTCTGGTTCATCTAAAATTTTCATGTGATTCATAAAATCAGAAGTTATCTTATCGTCATTAAAGATAAAATCTTCCATGTTGCTTATCATCCAAGCCATGGATGCAATGTAATTCATATCTTCAGCAGATAATCTTTCAGCTGCTTCCAATATCCATTCTTGTGTGTCCTCTGTGCTTTTAAAAAAGAATCGAATCTGTTTCATTATTTTGCTCCAGATAGTCGGCAAGGTCATAGATGCCGTGTATATGTTTGTAAGCCAACAATCGCGCATCTTCCTTTATTGGGGTGACATAAACCTTTTCGCCTTTCTTGAGATCCTTGCCTTGCTCCGATTGCCAGAACCATGCTTTTTCACAGTATCCCATAAGTTGCACAAGATTTAACTCATATGATACAGATGCAAAAACATAAAGGTCGCAGGCTTGATTGCGCAGATAGTCCGTCATCATGATGCGATGATCAGGCTCAGGTAAGCGCTTGTTAGCATTGGTTTTAACGTCTATGCGCAAGCCATTAGCCAGGAAGTCATAGTCATAAGCGTCAACATGGTCAAAAGGTATGTCATACGCAGCCATAAAGGCCGCTACAGCCAGTTCTCCAATATTTCCGGTTGTTTTTGAGAACTCATTCACTGATCGGCCATTGAGGCTTTTTGGAGCGCTCTCGGCTATTTCATGCCAGAAGTCTGGTATATCAATGGTTGCGTGATTCATTGACTGGCCATGGCACATGGATCCCGTGTTTTTCTGCGAAGTGTCGATTTAGAACTTCGTAGACCTTAACGTACTCAACTTTTTCTGCTTTAGTGGTCGAGTCCTTGCCTGTCATCGATTCTTGCACCGGCTTCCATAGATGCTCTTTAACGCCGTGCATCGTCCAGTCGATACTGGCCTTATGAGCTAGAACCTTCTCCATGCTCATGCCTGCATCATTTAACGCCTCAGCCATTTGACCACACCAAACGTGCAGTGCTGAGTTTTGTTTTAGGCTGCGCTGCTTGCCTTTCTCCCACTTAATGACAAGGTACTTCTCTTTCTTGTACTCAGCTGTAATGTGCTCAAAAAAGGACTTGAGCGCATGATCGCTATTTACAATCCAGTGTTGGCCTTCATTTATGTGCATTTGAGTCTCTCCTCATGATGCTTAATTTGCTCGTTGAAGTCGGCGATCATCTCCTCGTAATCAGCCTTGTAAAGCTTATGAACTTCATTTTTGCGAGCGAGCATATCTTCGATATAATCTTTACCATACATCTCGATCATGTACAGCGTGTAGTTATGAGCAGCCGATCCATGCTTCATGCCGAAACCGTTACAGCCTTTACACTGGCAATGTATATTGGTCTCATCAAGCGCAAACCGGCTGCAGCTACCTTTAGCAAGCCAATGGCCTCCGTCAGCTTCCTTGTAGTGGATTCTTTTACCACAAGTCACGCAGGAGACCATCCCGTGGTCGTCAGCAGCTTTCATCCTGACAAGCTTCTGCAATAATCGTATAGCTTTCGCTCTAGGCGTTTCTTTGGCCAAAGTCTCTCCAAATCATATAAGTTTTCTCTGACTGCTTTGAGAACTGACGAGGCCGATCATGCAGCTTTCGGTTCCGACAGTGCGAGTTGATGGCGAAATAAACTCTGCGCATCTCATCGTAGTCCTCAAAGCTCATCGCCTCGTTTTCCTTGAGCTTAAAAAACTCTTTAACGTATCTGTTACGAGGAGCGCTCTGAATTTTCGTCAGAGCTCTCTCGTCTAGCTTAATGATGTTCAAAACGGTACGTCCTCATTTGAAATTGGAGCTGACGGAGCCGGAGCAGACTGGTTCATCGGCTTAGACCACTTCATTGCGATATAAGGCGATCCGCCGTCCTGAGACTCGTTCCGCCAACCTTTGAGCGAGATCTTACCATTCTTGGTTAAAGACACAGCGCCGTTATCGTAAGCAGCCAGAAGCTCCTGCAAGGCCGCAGGATCGATTGACGCGTAGTAAGAATCGTCGTACTGGCTTTTATTGATGCTAGTTAGTGTAGTAAATGCGTTGCTCATGGAGTTTCTCCGTTTCGTTTTTAACAAGGGTTGCGGCGTCTATCAGGATTGGTAGAGCCTTATTGATAAGCTCGTCGTCTCGCTTTACTCTCACGATAAACGGCTTGGGGAAGTCAGGATGCCAAGCGCAGAACCAGTAAACCGATAGATCCAAGATAGCCATAGTTCCCTGTATCTGTTGGACGTATTCACTTGGGACTTTTTTGCCGCGCATCCACTTGACCAGAGTAGAGGCACGAGGACACTTGATTTCGACGCCTGTGTCTACTCCATCAAGGACGAAAAGGCCGTCTGGCGAGCAGCCGATGTCATGCTCGATGTCTAAGAAAAAGCCGACTTCTTTGATGTCAGCTCCAACGATTGCGGCAAAGGTCTGACGAGCTTCGTCTTCACGTTCGTTTCCGCGCTCCATGTCGGCATTCTTGAAGGTGTCTACGGGGCAGCCGCAGATCTTCTCAGCGATAACATGGTTAAGGTAGATGTCTCTGGTAGCAGACGCAGCCTTCTCTCCGCGAGTGGTGAACAGAGACTTGAAGTTAGAGGCGGTAATAACTCCCGCACGCGCCTCTAGCCATTCTGGAGTGCCTTGCTTGCAGTATATGGCTCGATACGGCATTATTTTTGATTCCTTCTGAAGTCAATCTTTTGCTGAATGACATCGGCCTGCTTCTGATTGAGAACCCATGTCTTGGCTTTAACTGCATCCAACGCCGTCTGCTCCGGTATGCCGAGCTCTGCCAGCTGTGACTTAAGACGCAGTATGCGCTCATCTTCGACGACATAAGTGCCGGCGGACACTTTGGCAGGCTTTTGCTTGCGGTCTCCGTGTGTAGCGAAATCAGCATCGTCATCCAACTTTGGATCGCTGATCAAGAACAAGCTGCATAAAAGATAACGCTTGGCATAGGTGTAGCATCCGCCGGTTGCCTGAGCGTGGCGCTCTTTCTTGTCTACCATGCAAGTCTGGCTGTAGCTCTGGCCAGAAGGCATATGGTGCATATGTACACGCACGCCGGCCTCGTGCTCGGTGTTGATGTCTTCAAAGATGAATCTAATACCTTGTCCGGCCAAAACGCTGTGGATCGGCTCAAGCAGGTCTTCAAGTTTGTGGTACTTGTGACCGTTGGCAAAGCTGTTTACGCCGGTTTTTTCGGGTGTTACGAAGCTGGTTTGGGCTGCCCAGAAGGCATTCCAGAAGTGGCAATTTTCCATGGTGAGACTCCCATCTCTCTGTAAAGGAAGTGCAATCGTAGCAGCTGTTGATCTTGTGTGCAACTAGGCGAGTGAAAAAAGTTTAGGTGGGGTATGCTGACGCACCGGAGAGACGGCTCGTGATGGGAGATACAAGATGTAGTGGTAGGAGCTACATTACGTCAGCATATGTTGTGTATTGTACTACAGATATTTTTTTGGGTACACTGTCTGTCCGGTGTCGTGGATCCTGACCGGCAAAACTCAGCGATTATGGCTTATGGGCGGCCTGAAAAGCCTAGATAGCGCAGTGTTCCGAGAGTGATGGGATCGCGCCCAACCGGCAAAGGACGGGCGGCAAACCAGTTTAGCGGACACAGAGGTGGCTTGACGCAGCAATCACGGATGATAAAGCGTTCTGGCAATAGATACACTGCGGATCATGCTCTGACTGGGGACTAGGTGTCCCAAACCATCAAAAAGACTTTTTTCTTCAAATAAGTGTGAAAAGTGTTGTACATAAGTGTTATTTCTGTATAATTAGAACCATGAGAGGCGCGGTGCTTCTCGCTAATGGGAGATACAGCATGATTACTACGACTTACTTTACTGTTGAACAAAAGACCTTTAACTCACGAGAAGGCTTGGGTGTTTGGGGTTGGGCTACGGTATGGAACAACGGCCATCAAATTACTGATCGCGCTGAAGCTGAAGCTTTAATGGAAAAAGAAAAGAATCATTACGGCGGTTGGTTAGCCAGTGAGCTTGCTAGAGCTACAGATAAAGATTTTATTGCGCATTTAAGCAAATTAATCGACAACATTGATTTCCGTATTGTCGAAGAGAAAAAAACATTTACACACGCTTCTCGCTACGGCTACAGCGATGTTCATGCTTACGAGATCGTTAAAGTAATTAGCGACAAGACTATTGAGGTCAGAAAGATGGACGCTAAACATGACATCTCTCATCTAAAGCAGTATGCAGGCGGCTTCAGCGGACACGTTGAAGATCAGCGCAATCAAAAAGTTACCTACGCAAGCAATCCTGATGCTGAAGTCATTCGCATTAGACGCAAGAAAAACAATCCAGAACAATGGAGCAACAACGGAAATCGTTTTAGTCTGACCGAAAAGCCATACGCCTTTTATGACTACAACTTTTAATCTGACCGCGCCTCTTCGGAGGCGCATAACCTTGATGGGAGATAGGTATGTTTGATGTTTATTGTCCACATTGCGGCGAACCTTATGACCAAGACGTATTCCATGAGCCAGAGGCTTTCGGTGCGCCAAAAGGCAGCTACAAGGCGTCTGCTGCGCTTTTCAGAGCTAACGGCTGCGGTATGTTCCAAGCTGATCCAGCGGTCTGTACACGGCCTGTAGTGGAGACTCCTGAACGAATGCAGTTAATTCAGGCGGGTATTAGTTTAAGCGCTCATCCTGATGAATGGCTGATGTTCCTTTGACGGAAAATAAATACGAGTAGTTTTGATAACTTTTTACTCTGATGGGAGATGTTATGAGTAACTTTGATGACTTCGTTAGTGCAAACCTGATTGATATGATTGATGAGTTTAACGGGTGCGTTGATCTAAATTCGTCGCAACAGGACGAGCTCGCGATTGCAGTGGTAGAAGATGACGGCGATTTTTTTGATTGGCTGTTAACTGAGATGAGCGTGCCTGAGTTCAATCAGATGCAGGCCGACATGGTCAAAGCCTTCGCCGGCCGCATCAGTCATGATGATTTTTTCCTCAAGTATCGCGGCGCTTTCGATGACGCTAAGCGCAACATTGCTGAGCACTATGACGACAAGATCTGGAACAGGTACTGCGATTATAGCAATCCTGAGCCGATTGATTACTACGCCGAGTACGGCTTAAAAAGGAGCGATTTCTAATGTGGTCGTTAACGAAGGAGGTCTTCAATGAAAAGCTCTAATATCCTCGCCGTCTTAGCGGCCTTGTTTGTAATCTGCGCTTTGATGTTGGCAGGCGCGATGGATTATGAGGACGCGATCCTTGAAGAGCAGCGCTACTGTACGGATGTGGGCATTTGGAGAACCAATCAGATGACCACAGGCAGCCAGTCTTTTGGTCATCCGGATTACAAAGGCATCTACGACGCTGCTTGTGCAAAGTATGAGTATAAAGACAACGTGTTAATTACTGGGAGGTAATCATGTGGGATAAGTTTCTGCCTACTCTGCACGCAGCGGAGGATCAGCTGAAAGAAGGTCTTGATAAGCTCAGCGACGAAGAAGCTAAAGCGATCTACTCGCGGCTTGTGGCCATTCACTCGGAAATGTACTGGCACTATCTAGAGCCGTACCGTGTCCGTCTTGACTTGAAGCACAGCGATGATTGAGCTGCGTCCACATCAGATAACTGCTGTAGAAGCACTGAGAGATAGTCTGCGAGCAGGTAACAAGCGGATTATTCTCAGCGCTCCTTGTAGTATGGGAAAAACGGTCATTGCTTCGTATATAGCAACTGAGGCGGTGAAGAAGAATCCCAAAGTTAAAGTGGCCTATTTTTGTGATCGCTTGAAGCTCCTGCAACAAACTACTGAGACCTTCACCCGACTTAACACTGATTACTCAGTTCTGCAGGCAGGGGATCCACGCTACGATCCTTCCAAAAATATCCAGATAGTTAGCACTGCAACTGCTATTCGCAGAACAGGCTTTTACTACGACATAGCCATCATCGATGAAGCGCACCAGATGTACAAAGGTCTAACAGATCAAATGAAAAACTGGAGCCTAGTCACCTACATCGGCTTGACAGCCACGCCTTACGCTCGCGGCCTCGCAGCCGAAGGCTTATACCAAGATCTGATTGTTACCACGACGCCCAGAGATCTGATTGCGGCAGGATGGCTGTGTCCTACCGACTACTACATCGGACGCTCAGCTGATGTGTCTGGCGTCAGACTAAAGAGTTCATCTACAGGTAACGCCGACTATGACTCTGAAGAGCTCGGTAACAGAATGCTTGAGGACGATACACTGAGCGGCGACATAGTGGCTAACTATGTCAGGCACAGCGACGGATTAACCAAGCGAGCAGTGTGCTTTGCTCCATCAATTGCCTACTCAAAGAATCTAGTCCGCCGGTTTAACGAAGCGCTCGGTCAAGAGATAGCTGTGCATATTGACGGCTACATGGACGAGAAAACTCGCAAGATGATCTACGATGATTTCCGAGATGGTTACTACAAGATCATTGTGAACTCACGCATCTTGAATACCGGCTGGGACGATTCAGGTGTGGAAATATGTATTGACTGCTACAAGACCAAGAGCCTGATCACTTGGATCCAGCGTATAGGCCGGATCTGGCGGATACATCCTGGCAAGGATAAGGCCATTGTCTTGGATCACGCTGGGAACCTGCAGCACTTCGGTTGCTTTCCGGAAGACGTTATTCCAGAGGCGCTAGACACAGGAGATCGATCCTACGACGAGCGTAAGCAGGCTAAAAAGGAAGAGAAGGAGCCCGTCTTACATAACTGCCCGCAGTGCTGTGGAGCTTTCCACGGATTGCGCTGCAAGTGCGGATTTGAGCTGCCTATCAACACCAAGGTTATCAAGGACGACGGCACTAGCTTGGTCAAGGCCGAGAACCTGTCGCCTGCTGAGAAGCGTAGGAAGGAGCTGACCAAGGAAGAGAAACAGGTGTGGTACAGCTCGCTTCTTCACTACGGCTATGAACACAACTACAAAACAGGTTGGGCATATCATAAATACATAGAGGCGATGAGCTGCGCACCAAATGGATTGCAGCAGATTGGTAGAGAGCCTGCGCCAGAGGTGCTCAGTTGGATCAAAAGCAGACAGATAGCATGGAGTAAAAGAAAATGATGGGGTGGTATGAACCTGTTCTAGATATGTTGGACAAGCTCAAAGGCAAAGGTCAGGACAAATGGATGGCCTGTTGCCCCGTCCACGATGACAACAATCCCAGTATGTCAATCAAACTAGCCGACGGCGCAGATGGGCAGCGCTTATTGTTCTACTGCTTTTCTTGCGGTGCAAAAGGTGATAGTGTGATAAAATCGCTTGGGTTAGGTGTGGGAGCTCTGTTTGAAAAGAGCAGAAACTTCACGCCGGATCCTGATTATCATTTGAAGAAGACTCAGGAATGGGACGACTTTTATATTGCAATCCACGACTCAGCCATGGCAAGAGGTGAGCGCGTCAGGTATAAAGACCATAAGCTGTATCAGGAATCCATGGCTAGGCGCGAAGAGCGGGCTCGTAGAGGCATCTATCAAAACATCATTGAGGTTAAAAAGCCGGATAAATTCTTATGAGTAAAGGACGAGAAGCAATCTTTGGCGATGAGGAAATGAAGCTCATTGAAGACCTAGCGCCGTCATTGAGCAAGGAGCAGCTCGCTATGCGTTTAGGCTGTTGCTACAATACGTTACGCGCAGTATTTGAGAGACAGCCTGAGATGCTTGATGCTTACAACCGATCTCTATCTACTGCGGCAGATAGGATGGTCAAGAGGCTTTACGAGAAAGGCTTGGTAGATGGTGACTTCAACTCAATCAAGCTATGGCTGAGCCAGAGAGCCGGATGGACGGAGAAGAGCCGGACAGAGCTTACGGGCGCTGAAGGCAGGCCGCTAGAGGTTGATATGCACTGGACGGTAGAGGTAATGGAGTGAGCGAAAGATCAAGGCCACGGCCATACACTGTTAGCTTAAAGGAATTTCAAGAGAACTTTGAGAGGATATTTGGAGATGCCGCTAAAGAAAGGCTCAAGCAAGAAGACGATCAGCAAGAACATCAAAAGCGAGATGGCAGCCGGCAAGCCTCAGAAGCAAGCTGTGGCGATAGCTCTTAACACTGCCCGTAAATCCAAGAAAAAGGCCGGTAAAGAGGCTACCTACGAATAATGCCCAAGATGCAGCTTCCCAAGAAGCTCCTGCCGTTTCTGGAGCCTGCTCGATACAAGATCGCCATCGGCGGCAGAGGTAGTGGGAAGAGTATGAGCATGGCCGGCCTGTGCCTATTGGCGGCTCAAACCGAAGGCATTAAGACGCTCTGTGCTCGCGAGTATCAAGTATCAATCGACGATTCGGTACACGCTTTGTTATCTTCCGAGATAGAAAGGCTGGGACTGATAGGCTTTGAGATCCAGAAGAACGAGATACTTTACAACGGGCAGACCGCCTTCAAGTACAAAGGACTGGCAAGGAATCCTGAGTCGATCAAGTCTTACCACGACTTCGATAGAGTATTCGTTGAGGAAGCGCAGACCATATCTGCGGCGAGCCTGAAGGCATTAACGCCGACGCTCCGCACAGCCGGATCCGAAGTCTGGATGGCGGCGAACCCACGCTCAGCCATGGACGCATTCTCTCAGAGATTTATCCAGCCATTTGAGAAGCAGTTGCGCCGTGATGGTATCTATCGTGACGAGCTTCACACTATCGTTTGGCTCAACTACAGCGACAATCCTGCGTTCCCAGACGTATTGGAGGCTGAGAGAATGCACGATCAGCAAACCATGTCGCCGGCGCTGTACCGCCACATCTGGCTCGGCGAATACTACGACGAGGTTGAGGACTCAATCATTCCTGTGGAATGGTACGAAGCCGCTATTGACGCTCACGTTAAGCTTGGATGGAGGCCCGAAGGAGCAAGAGTGGCTGCGCACGATCCGTCGGATGAAGGCGGAGACAGCAAAGGCTACTGCCTGCGGCACGGCAATGTAGTAATTGATGTGTGCGAAAAAGTAACAGGTGACGTAGCTGAAGGCATGGACTGGGCGCTAGACAAGTGCTTGCAGGACAGAGCTGACTGGTTTGTGTTTGACGCTGATGGTCTAGGTGTGTCTCTGAAG